CAAGTACGCCGTTTGGCTCACCTCCTCCCACGTCATTTTGAGGCTAATCGGAACCGTCCCCCCCGTGCGTTCCTTCAGGTAAGCAAGTAAAGCCGCCTTCGCGTTGTTGAATGTCGTGTTATCGGCGATGGCTGTAAACTGCGTCCAATCGGCTGAGGTGTCAGGATCGGCCTGCGCCTTCTCAGCGTAGTACAACTTTCGCCGAATATCGTAGCCGCTGGTAGGCGTGTCGCTCGATGCACTTTCTGCCAATCCATTACCATCACCCTGAGCAAAGAAGTAAAGCTCTACGGTCTCTGTAGCTCCTGATCGTAGCGTCTCTGCCTCGGTAGCGTAGCGGTTATGGTATTGAACGTCTACGGCTATGTCAGCCCACTGCGTGTTGTAGTCTGTGCCGTCAACTTTTACGAGCGCTTGCCCTGTAGTGCCTCCTGCCGCAACACCTTGACCTGTGAGTCCAGTTGATCCAGTAGCACCCGTAGGCCCAGTAGCACCCGTAGGCCCTGTCGCTCCAGTGGCACCCTGTACACCCTGCACACCTTGTATGCCCTGTGGTCCAGTAGGTCCAGTAGGACCAGTAGCCCCTGTAGGGCCTGTATCTCCATTATCTCCGTATCTGGAAAAACTCACGTAAAGTTTATCACCGTGATTCCAAGAAGAAGAGCTGCCAGAAAAATCATTAATAAAAAATAACTTTCCAGTTGCTCCAACGTTTTGGATCACATTAAGGACCGAAAAAGATACCACGTCAGACCCGTTGCTTATCTGAAGCGCCCCTTTGAGGTTTGAATTTGGACCAGATCTGTCGTCAATGGTATTCAACCAACCAAGCTGACTCGACGTAGAAGAATCATATATATTAAAAACAATCCTAATAGCAGAATTAGGATTTGAGTTATCGAATCTTATATAGCCATCATCTGGAGCGGTTGTGTAGTCTGTACTATTTGCGTCATAATACCAAGCCAAAAGAGGGGCAGGACCAGTAACTCCTGTAGCTCCTGTAACACCTATAGCTCCTGTAGGTCCCGTCGGACCCGCAACAGTTGAATCTGCTCCTGTAGCCCCCGTAGCCCCTACTGGACCTGTAGCTCCTGTAGCTCCTGTAGGTCCTTGAGCACCTTGGTTTAATTGAAGTGTTACTGTAGGCATTATACCAGCGTTGAGATGTCTTCTTTTACGATGAAATTTCCTTTCAATATAGTGGTAACAGTCTCAAATCCGTTAGATAAATACTTGTATTGTAAGTCGTAGACAAAACTACCTACAGGAAGCGTGGCGGTATTAGCAGCGGTAGCTCTTAACGTTACGTTTCCGCTGTCATCCCTATTTTCAAAAGAAAAGATAGGAAGGTCGGCTTCTTTATCGGCTGGAACATCTTGCGTTTCTGATTCTTTTAACGAAGACGCCGCAATCAAGCTTCTCTGAGGGATAGCAGAAGCTTGTTTAAGCTGCGGGGCTCTCCTAGAGGAGCCAGTGGAAGACGGTGTTTTTATCTGAATGACAAACTCGTAATCATTAGTCAACAAAGGAAGATTATTACCGTCATTGTCTTTTATGTTGATAGACAACTCAAATGAGTCCCCACGTCGAATCGTAATATCCAGTTTTTCTGATACGTCTAGATTAGCTTTACTTGCCATGTTAACTTAATAATGAGTTTACAATATTGTCTACGCTGTCTCCTTGTTCTGGAAGTTCCCCACGGTTACCTTGACGCTGCGACAGAAGTTTGCTCTGCTGAGCAGCCTGTTTTTTAACTCTTTCGTCTTTTCTATCCTCCTTTAGTACCTCTAGTTTCTCTTTGAAGTTTTTGTCATCTTCTTTAAAGCCAAGAGTAGCCTTTGCTTTAATAATCTCAATCTCTTTTCTAAACTGATGTCTAACTTCTTCAAGCTGAGACTCAAGCTGTGTCTTTAACTGCATTTGCTGAGCTTCAAGCTGTGCTTGCATTTGCATCTCCTGCATCTTAGCCTGAGAAGCTGCTTGAGCGGCTGCCTGCGCTTGTTGAGCTTGCATTTGAGAGTTCTGGGCAGCGATTTCTTGCTGCTTTGCCATACGCTTCTTCCTACGAACAACAAGTAGACGTTCAGCCTGATTAATGTCCTTTACGTTTCTAATAGAAATGGCGTCTTCGATATCTATCTCCTTTTGCTGTAAAGACATTTGTATATTCTGCTCTAAGTAAGCCCTGTCTTGATCCTCCATCTCTTTGACAACCTGTACACCGAAATTGTACATTGGTAGATTGCTAAACGAAGACAGGACAGACATATTTTCTTTACCAATAGCGTTTTCATAAACTCTGTAAAGAACTGAATCTGGAGGGAGTATCTGTATGCACTTTACGATGTCCTCACAAACTTTCTTGAACATAATCATCGAAGCGTTAGTAATATCGTAAATAGCGTTATTACCAGCTGCGATCGCGTTTTGCTGAACACCTACGAGTGTATCCCCTTTAGGGGTAGAGGCGTCCATCATCTCGTTGATTCCAGTCGTGTCGCGAATCATTCGGAGGTAATGATTATACAGCCCGATAAGCTCGTTGATGTTCCGAATACTGTTGCCAATCTCGCGCACAGGTGGGTTCTGGAATCCGCCCTCTGGGTTCTTACTTCTGTAGTAGAACACACCCGTCTGCTCGTAAATATCATGCAGATCCAGCGGCTGCAACTCACCGCCTTTTCCGAGCTGTACGTTCTCCAATCCTTCGATATCAATAATCAACCCGTCAGGTTTAGCCTTGGCTATAGCTTGCTGAATTTTCAGGTGGGTTAACTGCAACATATCGGCAAATCCAGTGCAACTGTCTACCATAGACTTAGGCATCATGTTGCGAATATTCGTGGCTACAGCAGAATAAGAAAGCCGAGCCTTAGAAATATCATGAATATTTTTAGGGATGTTTCTAGCCATACCGTAATTAAACACGATATCGCAACCGTCCATGATATAGCTTCCGCCGTAAACTGTGGTAACCTCCATCTTGTGAGGCTTTCTATCAAATACGCTTCCTTGCTTCTCTTCGTACTCAAACCCCTTCATGAAGAAATTAACGTTGCCAAAACGGTTTTCTTTTTCTTCAAAATATATACAGTCAACAGAAAGAAATTCAAAATCAAGAACGTCTACCATGTACTCATCATACCCGTACTCCTGACGCATAAGTCGATTGTTGTACGAATGCTGATTGAAAGAGTTTGGGTCATTTCCGTCTTTGTTTTTTACAGCCTGCGCTATTTTCTCAAAGTCTTCTTCATTAAGTTCGTGTCCAGCGATGCGCTTTAACTCTTGTATAGAAATAGTCTTCACATGACCAGCATAAATCATGTCATTGAATCCAGGGTCTTCTGTGTAGCTGTGGATAAACCTAGCTGGATCAATGTATTCTGTTTTAATGCCTTCGTTCGGATCATTGGTTCGTTTTACAACAGACATGCCTAACGAAACCAAGTCGTTTACGCAGCGGCGAAAGATATTATCGTTAAACCCGTTCCAAGAAAGCGTCATGCTGGTGCCAATCTGAGCCGCAATCTCTGCGTCTGTCTTGACGTTGGTGCCCAATAGGATTTCCGCTTCTTCAAGTGAATCTGGAAGGTTGTCAGGATCGTCCCCGATAACCATGCCTGTGTTCTGCTTTAACTGCTGAAGTTGCTTCTTTGCCTCTACCTGAATCTCTACCTTTCGCTTTTTGTTATTCTTCTCTGAAGAAGATATAGGATCAATAGCTTCAAGGTTGGGATATGGATTTCTAGATAGAATCTTGTTTACGACAACCCTAACAAACTTAGGCAAGACAGGAACTGGAGTGTAGTCCAGGTTCATTAAGCTTCCGTCGCCATCATTAGGATTGAGCGATCTAAGAAGCTTTTTGTAAAGGTTTGTGTCTTGTGTGCCGTTAGCGTAATCTCGACTTCTTTCAAAAACTACGTTACGCTTACCATACAAAGAGGTAGCGCTGGTAATCTTACCCCACTGAGACTCTATAGCTTTGGCGTACTGAATCCCATAATCCTTGCTTTTCTTGATTTCTGAATTTGCTAACGGGTCAGGAAAAGAGCCTTTACGCTTGTTGTTATTATAATTCATGTTTTTCAGGGCACTCTACGCATATTCTGCAAATATAGCAAATCCGCGTTAGACCTTGTATTTCCTAAAAAACACCTTTTCTTCGAAGTTAGCCGCTGGCTTTTGCTTCTCTTTTTGAGCTGCTAATAAAGCCAATCCAGAACTAATAGTAAGGTCAAACTTAGTCCTCTTGTCTATCTTAAATCCAATCCAGTCTTCTAGTGTCCTGTTAAAGTACATAGCCCCCATCTCTCCCGTTTCATAGTTAATTCCCACATAATCATGTATGTAAGCTTCAATTGCCTGAGCGTGAGATTGAATAACGTCCTGGGAGTTAGATGGGATTCCTTTTGTTTTTACATTAACGGTAGACGTGCTGCCCTTCAAGTGTTTTGGGCGATCCATCAGGTACCCATCGTAACCTCTTGATTCAAAGTATCTTGCAATCCCGTATTTATTGTTTTCTATAAGCAGCGGGTAACCATAAAAAAAAGCACACATGAGAACGTCTTCGTAGAAGATGCTAGCCAGGTCTGGCCTAGAAGCGTACTCTACTACAAACATATTTGAAGGACGGTTTAAGCTAAACTTATTGTACATATGTAAAGCCCCTTTAGAGCCTCTACCATCCACTGTAGCATCTAAATCATATGAGTCAACCCCACCGCATCCGTAATTAGAAAACGGAGGCACCTTTTTTCCGCGTTCTTCCCTCATTACGTTTCTGTCTTCTGGGTCTGGCATCCATGCTACACGAAACCTACCATTTGGGGTGGGGGAGAAAACAACCTCTTTGTCTTTCTCCTTCCATGTAAAGTTTCCTATGACGACTGGATTAGGATACAGCTCCTCGTTGTGCTCGATCTGTTGATAGATCTTGCCAATGTTAAACAGACTACCCTCAATGCTATCTCTAAAGGCTTCGTCTTCAGTAAACGGAAACTGTCGGGTCACCTCGTTAAGCTCGGAGGGATTGTCTTTAAATGACTTACGTTCATTTTTTAAGTACGTCTTGCTTCCAATATCGATGATTTCACCGTCGATACCTATTACGTCACCATGTATGTGTACGCTTTCGGGTTCAGGGTCCTCAACCACTGCGTTCCCATATTTATCAAAAAACCCTTCCAGAGCATCATACGCAGGAATAAAAATGCGATAAAGTCCAGATCGTGTACGTCCGTTGTTGTTGCGTTCGTTTGGATCGGAGTCGTACCACAAACCTTTATATTCTTCCCCGCCTTTATCCATAGGATTTACTGTGCTGCCTACCAGGGCTTTGCCTACAATTTTCTTACCTACGATCAAACAGGTGCGCTCGATACGCCATGCCTCGCGTATATCGGTAGGTTTCTCCCACTTTCCTGCCTCATCGAGGTACAGCATATGCAGCTTCTCCCCGTCATAGGCGTTGTTTGTAGTGTTCTTCCAGTTAATTACCGTATTAAGGGCGTCCCCACGCTGCGATGTTTTGTTGTTTTTTGTGATACGCTTAGATGGTTCACGGAAGGCCAGCTCCATACGAGGGTTCGTGGTACCGTCCTGGATAGGTTTAAAAAAGAATGGGTAGCCTCTAAATATAGAGACCACTTTTTTCATGAAAATATTCTCCTGCGCGTCTTTA